TACCCAATCAGCCGCATCCCTGGCAATCTGGAGAAGCTCCGTCTTGTCAGCGGCGGCCGCGGCCATGCCTTCAGACTTGAGGACATTGCCGGTCATAAAATCAAGAAGGCTATTCATTGTTTGCCTCCTTCTGTTTTACGCTGAGACGGCGACCGGTTCTTGCTGGCTTGGCCGGTGTGATCTTCTCCGGTTGGGCCTTGTATTCGGTTGTCGTATGGCCGACCGTGATGCCGTCAGGTAAGGTGATCTTTTCCATCCCACCCATGATGGCCTTGATGTTGAGACCGGCACTTTCCATCGCCGCCTCACTCGCCTTCTTGGCACGTTGGGCATTAATGTATGTGTCAGTTGCATCAATCAGGTCTTGATACTGTTCGGCATCCAGACCGTTAGCTGGGCCCTGTGTCATATCATGGGTTTCCGATTGACGGTTGCCTTCGATCAGTCGGCTGGCTTCCGAAGATGTGACCGGCTCATAGTTGGTGTCATACTTCATATGATTCCAGAACAGATCGACAGCCTCACGGATTGCTACAATGGTTTGCTCATGGCGTTCCACGATGGCAACTCGCCATGTGCAGTCCATCCGTGCCAGTTCGGCTATGACACCATACTTGGCATCACAGCAATCCATCTGGGCTTGCACCTGGAGGACACGCTCCAGGCTATTGGTCGGCTTGCTTGGCCGTGTCGGTATCTTGCATTCCCAGACTGAACCGGCAGGGATTACAGTTCCCTCAAAAGTCCAGTCCTTGGCAAACATCCCATCCAGTGATGACACCAGATTGCAGTAATTATTTCGGTAGCCTTTGGTCGGGTGATCGATGTCACAACCAAACTCGTCCATGAACCACTGTCGCGCTGGGTCTTCAAAGTAATTACCGGCCTTCATTATGCCGGTAGCTTCCGGTTGAGGTTCTCCGTCCTGTGCCGCACGGGCATCTGTGAGCTTGTCATTCGGAGTTATTCCCCACTTGCACAAGTATTCACCCTGCACCCTCGTAATGAACGGAATGTCTGAGGCTCCGCTTTCCTGTCCTGTTACAGAATATTTCATATGACCAACCCCCACAAAGACATGAGCCACAATGATCCAAAGATCAGGATCACGGTCATAAATTCGGCAAATAAGGTAAGGTATTTTTTCAAGGTATAGCTCCTCGTTCTGAGCCACCTTGTCTTGATGTGTCTTGTGTCGAGGCTTAAGTGATTGACTCAATTCATTTGAGTCACTCCGCCCCTGGGCACCACTTCCCTCCGTAAGTGGCAGAAATTCAAGACTTTGGTGGCGTTTTAGGTTTTCACAAGACAATTTCATTCTCTAATCGTTCCTATTTTCTTAACAAATGCATTGATTCTCTTGCCAGCCGGTTCCTCTCAGCGGCCTTCGTATAGTGTTCAGCCATCTTGCTGGAGTCCCATCCGAAGATAGCCATAAGCTGACTGGTCGTTGCTCCCCCCATTGCGGCTTTGACGGCGGCCGCTTTGCGTATCCCGTGGGCACTGCAATGCTCCAGGTTTGCCTCACGGCACCGCTTTTTAAACCAGTTACCGAATCCAGCCCTGGTAAACGGTCGTTTGAATTGCGTCACCAGGTAGGTAAACCGTCCAATCGGCGTGGCATCGATACTCCGCCGCAGTTCGGGCAGTATCGGGATGATCCTCTCTTTAGGTTGCCGCTCACGGTTCTTCTGTTCGGTAAATTCCAGCATACCTTGCCGCTCATTTGGAGGCCCCAGGAGGACGGCATCTGACCGGCGTACTCCGGTGAACTGGAGGATGTCGATAGCCAGCCGTGGCACCGTACCGGTTTCATGGACCGATTCGTAAAGTTCGATCTCCCTCTCTGTCCATGTATGGAACCCGTGCGGATTGTTGCTGGGCAAATAGGGCACGTTAGCGGCTGGGTTATTTTCACTCAGGTCACAGGACACCGCCCACTTATAGACTTGCCTGAGTGCCTTCACCCTGGCGTTAGCCGCCTCCGGTCGATCCGCCATGCTGTCTCTCAGGGCTCTGATTTCGGCCTTGACGACACTGTTAAAGGATCGGGTACGGCCCAAATGTTCAGCGCAATGGTTGAGGAGCGTAGCACGGACCTTGCGGGTGCTATCTCCCAGGCTTCGGTATTCCGGTGACCTCATGTAGCAAGTCATAAGCCACCCCAGATCGTGTCCTGGAAGGCGTTGGCTCGACGTACCCATAATGAGCCTCGCCGCTTCAATCTCATTATAATAGGCTTCAGTGCCCCTCTCAGCGTATATCCTGATGAGACGTTTGCCCTCGCGCTTCTGGCTTTCAGTCGGCCGAAGATAGGTTCGACCTCCATCGAACTTAATATTCTTTTCCCGTTCATCTTTTCTGTCTGGCATAACATAAACGAACATATTGCGAATCATTCTCATCTGTCAAGATTTTGCCTGTGCGATGACTCTTTTCACCGTTTCGGGCCCCCACTGTGTCGGTTTCCGGTCTGACTTGGCCCGTTTGACCCCGTCAATATCGCTGGCATCCGAATCGGCCTGGAATGTAAGAACGCCTCTCGCATTCAGTGCCTTGGCGATTCCCCGTAAGGAAGTAATACCGGCCGCCTCAATTTCCTGGATGATAGGATAAGTGCGCTTGGCAAATGCCTTGGCGTTGCGCTTCATAGCCGCGCCACCTTTCTTGTAGACCTTGTCGATCTGTGGGTTCCCCAGGCTGGTGATCTTGCGCGGAGCTATCGTTTCCGTGCCGACCTTTTTTTCCTTGGTCATGTAGAATCCTTGTTCCCTGATGTCGTCCTGTGCCTTTTTAAGACCGCGCTTGGTACGCTGTCGGGTCTGTTCGACCTCCAGTTCAGCAACGGCGGCCATGATCCTCCAGATGAACTTGGTCTGGGCTGGATCACTAAGCTGGGGCACATCACAGGCCACAATTCCAATACCATGCCGCTCACTGAGATCGGCAATGTAAGACATGAAATGAAAGTTACGGGTTAAGCGGCTCATGGCGGCGACGATGACAACGGCACCGGTTTCGATTGCCATGTTCATCATTTTTATGAACTCTGACCGCTTGTTCTTGCGGCCCGACTCGACCTCCTTGAATACGCCTATGACCTCCAGGCCCAGTTCGGCGGCCTTCGCACGGGCCATATCCTCCTGGGCCTTTGTGCCAAGGCCATCAACACCCTGTTTCCCCGTGGAGACACGGAGATAAATCAGGCAGACCTTGCTATCGTTTTTGGCGGCTATCATTTCTCTCTCCCTAATTGTTCTCACCCCGAAGGCCCTGCCATCTCTTGGAGACCAGGGCCGGTGGGGAGCGTTTAGCTCGGTGGGAAGGGGATCAGCAAAGATCCCCGTGGGCGAACATCCCTGGGCGAACCTTTTCTTCACCCATGCTGTTTCGGTAGATAAGCTCCGAGGAGTTGTCCATGTAGCCCACTTCTTTGTCGAAAGTCCATTCCTCGACCCACTCGTTCGACCGACAATTTTCTTTCGCTTCATCGACACACTTGAAAGTCACCTCAGTTACATATTCTCTGCCCTTTTTATTCCAAAGGGTGGGATGCCGTGATACATACGTTTCAGTCTTGGTGTAATATTCACCTAAAAGACTGTCGTATCCTTTGATGGTGAAAAAGGTTTTTGTTGGGTTCAGTTTTTTCATTTTCTCTCTCCTTTCTATCGGGTTTTGATGACACGTTTGTCGTTGGCTAAAACAATCCGATGCTTATCGTCTTCAAAGCCATATTCTTTGTTGAGTGCGATGAGCGCCTTGACTGTCGGCTCTGCATTGAAACGCTTGCGGCCTTCTTTAATGGCTTCGACTTTTGTCTCAAAGAATTCACAATCGCCCTCATCGTTGCCGTCTTTATCTGTGACGACCAAATCCCAGCCATACTCTCCAGCAGGGTAGATAGTGATTTCGAGAGGGGCCCCGTTATATTTAAAAGTCATTTTCATCTCCCGTTTTCTAATGTTTCTCGTCTCGTTCCTCTTCTAAATACTCCAAACCTGTGGTAGTGTCAAGAGGCTAAATGATTCTTTTTGAGATAGGAATCCCTATGGACATTGAATACCACCAGACGACTTTACGCTTTCCGACTCACTTGATTGCCCAACTCAAGGCACAGGCATCGATAGAGCGCAAATCCATGACGGCTCTCATTGAAGACCTCTGCACCCTGGGACTGAAGGTTCGGGCGGAGACCAACGAGGACCGGATCGAAGAGTTCCGGAGACGGGTACGGGGGGCTGGCAGTGTCGTATGACCCAGGAAAGAACCGTTCTGCTTCCGTATCCGCCAAGTACGAACAGACTATGGCGTTACACAAAACGTGGCGTCTATCGAACGTCCATATATGTCGGATACCTCAACGATTGCAAACTCTTACATATGCATCCGGAACCGGCTCTGGATGCACCTGTGAAGATGGAAATCCTGGCCTGTCCTCCGGACCGGAGACGGCGCGACCTGGACAACTTGTCAAAGTGTCTGTGTGACACGGCGGTGCATCTGGGACTGATAGAGGACGACCATTGGATATGGGAACTGCATATGAAATGGGATCGTATCAACGTCCAGAACGGCGTTTTAATGATCGTTACCCCTTTGAATGCACCCGATGCGGAGATGCAGGGATGATCTGGCGAGAGGAGAAGTCGATTGACACTACGGTCACACGGACATTTTACGATTTTTACGAAATGCAGATTTTGGATGTGGAAGTGGAAGAAGTCCAAACAATCGGCGGATGGGACATCTGTCCGGTGTGCGTCAAGCGCAGTGAGACGGAGTGGGAAGTCCAATGCAATACAAAGTAATCCTGGCTGACCCTCCCTGGAGTTGGAAAGCCTGGGGCAAGAAAGGAGAGAAGAAAAGTGCAAAGAAACATTACAGTGTTATGGAACCGGTCGATCTTTGTGGTCTTCCTGTTGCTGATCGTGCCGCCTCTGATTCTGTGCTTTTTATGTGGTGCATTAGTTCAATGCTTGGTGACGCTCTCAAGCTGGTCGATGCTTGGGGATTCGCATACAAGACGGTTGGGTTCGTCTGGGTTAAGACGAATCGTCAATCCGGTTCTCTCTTTTGGGGACTAGGCTACCATACCAGGCAGAATGCGGAGCTATGCCTTTTGGCAACCCGTGGCAAGCCGAAGCGTATCAGTGGCGGTGTGCATCAGGTCATCATGTCACCGCGCCGTGAGCATTCAAGAAAGCCTGACGAGATATATGAGCGGATCGAGGCGTTATATCCAGGGCCGTACCTGGAGATGTTCAGCCGCACGGATCGTGCCGGTTGGGATGCCTGGGGTGATGAGACGGGACGCTGGGTGGCATGAATGAAGAAATCCGCACCCTCGACCTTTTCGCAGGGATTGGAGGCTTCTCCTACGCCGCCCATTTGGCAAACAGAGGATCAACCGGCCCTGTTTTCAGAACTTCCGCATTCGTTGAAAGAGACAAATTCTGTCAGCGAGTCCTCCGTAAAAACTTCGGGGACATCCCGATCTACGACGATGTCACAACCCTTGATGCAGATGGACTTGGAAGAATCGATATGGTTACAGCAGGATTCCCCTGTCAGCCAGCCAGCGTTGCTGGAGCGCGAAAGGGCCGCGAAGATGACCGCTGGCTCTGGCCGGAAATCGTTAGAATTGTACGGGGTACACGCCCGACATGGCTCCTCCTTGAGAACGTGCGTGGCCTACTTACTCTCGAAAGTGGCATGGTCTTCGAGGATTGTATCGCTGACCTGGAAGCCGCTGGTTACGAATCGCAAAGTTTTATCATTCCAGCTTGTGCCATCGACTCCGCACCGCACCGGAGGGACAGAGTGTGGATTATTGCCAACGCCGCGGAGTTGCAGCGCAATGGCAGCGGAGAATATTCAGAACAGAGCGGCAGACAAGTTCCTCAACTTAGAAAGCGTAGTGGCGAGGAGCCTGTGGCCGACGCCGCAAGCGAGGGATTGGAAAGGGCCAAGCGGCCGCAGTTTGAAGGGACAGGAGAACGACCTCCCAAACGAGGTGAAGATGTGGCCGACACCAACGGCGGTGACAAAGGAAGAAGAGTACGAGGTCTGGCTTGCGCGGATGCAAAGAAAGACAGACGCGAAGAGCAATTCAAAAACCAAGCCAAGCGACTTGGGAATTGCGGTGAAGATGGCTGGAGAGAAAACGAAAGGAAGCCTCAATCCAAGATTTGTGGAGTGGCTGATGGGGTATCCAGAAGACTGGACGAGGCTGGACAACATCCAGGATGGTCAAATGGAGAGCCAGAAGGGATGCAAAGGGTGAGTGTGGGAATTAAAGACCGTGCCAACAGGCTCAAGGCATTGGGGAACTCAATCGTGCCGCAGGTGGCAGAGCAAATATTCAGAGCAATCCTCGAAAGTGAAAGACAGCCATGAGCGTTAAACTGATGAACCGTGTCTGGAAGCATTCCCAGGCCAAGGGAACGGCACGGCTGGTATTGCTGGCTATTGCAGATCATTGCAATACGGCCGGTGTCGCATGGCCGTCCCTGACCAGGCTGGCAAGCTATGTGAATGTGGACCGGCGGAACGTCATTATGGCTGTCAACAGGCTAATAGAAATGGGCGAATTACAGCGTGTAAAAACCGGTAAAACGGGTGTCGCAACGACCTATAAAGTGGTCCTAACTAGTGATGCTACCGTCACTAGTGATGCTACCGTCACTAGTGATGCTACCATCACCCAACTAGTGACGGAGGCGTCACCCCAACCGTCATTGAACCGTCAAGAGTCTTTATTAGGGGAAAGCGATTTTCAAGCATTCTGGAAAGCCTATCCGAAGAAGGTCGGAAAGGGTGCGGCCATCAAAGCCTATGAGAAAGCACTCAAGGGAACACCCCACGATATCATCATGGAAGGGCTCGAAAGATACGATCCTGACCCTTGCTATATTTGCAACCCAGCCACCTGGCTGAATGAGATGAGGTATTTCGATGAACCAACTGATTATTCAAAAACCACCAAGCGCAATCGACGCAATCAGAACCGACAGGGAAGCGGTGAAATGTTTGACGCTTACAGCCGGTTTACTGGTCGAAGAGAGACAATCAACTGAGTTTGATTTCAAAGGCTACATAATCACCAACAATATCGGTGATGAGAAACTGGCCGAAGCACATCAGGCATTGTTGCAGACGATGGCACCGGCAGAGGACAACGAGATAGCTAAAGGGTTGCTGAAGCTGAGAGCGTTGACATCGCATAGAAATGAAGGAGCCGACATCGATATCATTCTGGAAGCCTACGTTGAGAAGCTGAAGGACTATCCAAAAGATGCCGTCCTGGAAAGTCTCAGCAAGATGTCAGACCAGTCCAAGTGGTTTCCAAGCTGGATAGAGATCAAGGACGATGTCGAGTTCAGATGTCAGCATAGGTTGGAAATGTTGAAAGCGATTGAAAGGAAAAGAGATGACCAAGCAAGAAGAGCCCTCCTTCGGGAAGTCAGCCAACGCTCCGCCTAGTTTCTTCGCCAGGGTGCCGACAAGAGCTACATGGGATGTGAGAAGGCCAGGGAAGCGCAACAAGGGCAAAGGTCTCAGTTTCGGTGATTATCATATCCTGAGTATCCTTTGCGCTTATGCCAACAACCAGGGCTTCACATGGCCCAACGCCGCAACCATTGCAGACCTGGCAGGGACTGACCGGCAGAACGTCACCAGAGCTTTAGGCAGGGCTGAGAAGCTGGGCTACATCGAGAAGGTCAGCAAGTTCAGATCACATCCAAAGTGGAGACACGTTATGGGAACGGTATGGCGGATCGTTTATGACAATAGACTGGACCAGGAAGAACTCATTGACAGCATGAACATCGAAGACCCAGCACCGGTCATTGAAGAGGACTTGCCGACAGTGGCTGAAACCGATGCTGGTAACCAGACATCTGAGGATGAGGAGCAGAGACTAGCTGAGGCTGTTGTAGTGGCAAGATGGTACAGTCGAGCCGCAGAGGAGGCGACCGGAGAACTGAGGCTGGTCAATCCCAGGGCTGTCGAGCTTGCCAAGGAATGCCTGACGGATCGTGGACTAACCAAGGAACAGATGATCACCAGGGCTGAAGCCGTCCTAGCTGATTGCAGAAAGACAAGGAGGTCAACGCCGCCACACCTTGGTTTCCTTTTGATTTGACCGGTATGTCACATAGCTATACGTTCGGTTACCCTTGAGAAGGTCTCATCGCGCATGAAAAAAAGAAAAAGTCGCCAGCCACAGAAAACGACCCTTTCCCCCCCCTACCCTGCCTGGTGCGTAGGGGAGGTCTCACAAAAATATTCCGGTGTTTTTCCATGTCGCTGATTTCAGACATCACTGAGGCCCTCAATGCGCTTCCTGAGAGCGACAGGCTGGATATGGCTATTGCTATCGCCGCGCACTTCACAGGGGCCTACATGGTCGCTGAGAACGCTGTATCGGCCGGTTATGCCAGGAAAGACCCGAAGCGTGTAGCGGTGACCATTAAGGAGATTATCCAGGGAGCGGTAAAGCATGGCGAATGAATTTATCTGGGGCCAGACCTCTGATCCGGTCGTTAATCGGGTCATCCAGCGTTTTATGCAGAGGTCGAATGAAGGCATGGACCGGTTTGGCACATCGATGGAGGCGAATGACGCACCGGCGATGCACTGGATTGAGAGTGCCCAGGAGGAACTGATGGACGGAATCTTATATCTGGAACGACTGAAAAGGGAGATAGCTGATGGCTGAAAGATATGATTTGAAAGTTATGCGTAAGGGCAAGGACGGGAAGGAATACGGCACCAAGATCGGTGTCGCGTTTCCGTGGAAGAGCGGCAAAGGATTTAATCTGACGTTTGAGGCGTTGCCGGTTGGCCGCATTCGGGATGACGGGACGTACAGTTGCGATGTGATGATGGCGGAGCCCTATGAGGACCAGAAGGGAGGCGGCCGTGTTCCTGGGAGCGGTAACACCCCGATTGACCTGGATGACGAGATACCGTTTTGAACATTACGAACGAGGGACGGAGGAAAGGACAGGAGACTGCCCGTTTGAGACGGGAGGCGACACCGGATGTGGGGATTAAAAGCCCGATTGAAGCCAATGCGGAATTTGCGCGGCGGATTGGTGACAAGTGTTTTTGCAATGCGGTGTGCAAATGCGGAAAGCGTAAAAAGTAATGGCTGGCTCACCGCACCCGACTGGTCGCTTCGGCGGTGTCAAGAGACTGGAGGACCGGTTGAAAGGCCGGTCGGAGGTGATCAGCCACAACAAGGACGGTATTGCCCAGACGCTGATTGATATCGCCAGGGCTAATCTGACGGATGTCATTACCTGGGATGAGAGCGGCAATGTGAAGGTCAAGGCTTCGGAGGATATCCCCGATTCGGTGGCCGCCGCGATTAAGAAACTGCGAGTGACAAGGAGTAAAGATGGTGACCCTACTCTCGAAATTGAACTCCACGATAAGATCAGTGTGCTTAAAGTTCTGGCAAAAAGCGCAGGGCTACTGGAGCCTATTCCAAGCGAAAGTCAGGCACCTTCGGTCGTTGGTATCACAATGCATGGACCGGAAGTAGTCAGCGTGAAGAAGGACGATGGAACTTCTTGACTGTCCCTGGTGCGGCGAGTGGACAAGACCGGTGATGGTGCGCGGCCATTACGAGTGCCCCAGGTGTCACAGTCCCATAGCGGATTGTTGTGACGGAGAGAGAGCGGAAGATGGACGAGACAGCCAGTCTGAATCTTGATTTCAAGACCGCACCCAATGTCTGGAAATTTCTCCAGGATAATTCTTTTGTGCGTGGCCTGATGGGTCCGGTCGGTAGCGGTAAGAGTTACGCCTGTGCCGCTGAGATCATGTTGAGGGCCGTCAAACAGAAGCCATCACCCCGTGACGGTATCCGCTATAGCCGGTTCGCTGTTGTCCGGAACTCGTATCCCATGTTGCGAACCACAACCCTCAAGACCTGGATGGAACTGTTCCCCGAAAATATCTGGGGCCGTGCCCACTGGTCTCCGCCGATTACCCATCACATCAAGTTGCCCAGCCGTGGTGATGCCCACGGTGTGGACTGCGAAGTGATTTTTCTGGCTCTTGACCAGCCCAAGGATGTCCGGAAGCTGTTATCGCTGGAACTGACCGGAGCCTGGATCAACGAGGCCAGGGAACTGCCCAAGGCGATTATCGATGGACTGAGCCACCGTGTCGGCCGCTACCCGACCAAGGCCGATGGCGGAGCAAGCTGGCGCGGTATCTGGATGGACAGCAACCCGATGGACGATGACCACTGGTATTTCAGGCTGAGTGAAGGCAAGGAGGCACCCCTGGGTAAATTTGCCTGGAAGTTTTTCCGACAGCCTGGAGGCGTTCTGGAAGCTGACGCTTCGCAGTTACCCGACGAGCCGGAGTTCAACGGGTTTATACAAAGTGCCGGTCGATGGTGGATGACCAATCCCAGTGCGGAGAATTTGCCCAATCTGCCAACGGGCTACTATGACCAATTGGTCGGCGGCAAGAACCTGGACTGGATCAGATGTTACGCCAAGGGGGAATATACCTTTGTCCAGGAGGGTCGGCCCATCACTCCGGAATATGACGATGAGGCCATGTCCGTGGACGGCCTGGAGTTCGATCAGAGCTTGCCTTTACAGATCGGGCTCGACTTCGGTCTGACACCGGCGGCTGTCTTTGGACAGAAACATCCCTCCGGTCAGTGGCGTATCTTGCATGAGCTTGTCACCTTCGATATGGGCCTGGAGCGATTCGGCAACCAGTTGAAGTCTGAGATCGAGACCCTGTTTCCCAAGGCGGAGATCATTGTCTGGGGTGACCCTGCCGGTCAGCAACGCGACCAGATATTTGAGGTCACGGCCTTTGATCATCTGAAGACACTGGGTTTGCTGGCAAGACCGGCGGCGACCAACGACTGGAAGACAAGACGCGAGGCGATGGCGGCTCCCATGATCCGGTATTTCGACAAGCGGCCTGGACTGATGATTGACAAGAAATGCCAGCGTACCCGTAAAGCCCTGGCCGGTGGCTACTACTTTTCACGGGTGGCAATGGGATCGGGCCAGGAACGGTTTCGGGACGTTCCCACCAAAAATGAGCATAGCCACGTTGGGGACGCTTACGGCTATCTCGTTCTTCAAGGTGAACACAAGCGGATGACCAGACGGCCCGTGAACTTTGCAAAGTTGCCGGTCGCCAGTGCGGATTTCGATGTCTTTGCTCAGTGACATTGTTGCGCTCAATGAAGCGGCAAAACTGCAAGCCGACTACAAGCTGATCGACTTTGAACCGGCTCTAATACGGATGCTGACCCCACGGGGCACCGATGCCACCTTCTTTGAACACATACCCAACTTCCCAGGTGTCCTCACCGGCTACGCATCGATGGGACCAGCCTTCATGGGGTGTCACCTGGGTCAAGTGATCTGCATTTTCGGTTGCATACCGCTCTGGGACGGGGTGGCGGAATGCTGGCTGATCACGGATATCAGTTTGCCCTATCATGCGCGGCCGTTTCACCGTGTCACCAAGCTGGTATTAGACAGATTTATGTCAGAGTTAAAGATTGTTCGCCTTCAGATCACTGTCCATTCTGCCAATTTTCTGGCTCTCAAATGGGCCAAAGTCCTCTATTTTAAGGAGGAAGGGGTTTTGAAAAAGTTCGGCCCTGACGGAAATGATTTTATTATGATGGCGAGGACATAACATGGGCGGCATATTCTCAAAACCCAGCGCACCTCCCGCGCCTCCAGGCCCTGATCCGGAAATGCTGAAAGCGCACCGGGAACAGGAAGCAAGGATTGAGGCACGGGAAGCGCAGAGCCAACGCGAAATCGCGTCACGGAAACGGGCACGGCGGAGCGGCGGCAACAGGGCCTTACTGGCTCAACGCGATAATCCGTTCCTGGGCGTACCAAGTCAAACGACACTGGGACCGGCCCCTTATTCACGGAGCGGTGCCGGTACGACCGGCTGATGCGTCTCTGGTTTTTTATCTGGTCGCGCCGGTTGATCCGGATATTGCGGCCAAAGACACGGTTTAGGAAAAAGATCAGTGATGCCGACATCCTCTACACCTGGGACTGGACAGTCGATGAGGTGGCGGAACTGTTCGGCATTCATCCAGCCACGGTTTACCAGAGGCGGAGCAAGATGAAATGAAGCTATCACCGGAACACGTTGCCAAAAGATACCGGACGGCCTGGTCCCGTAAGGAGCAATGGCGGTCGCTCTATGAGCAATGCTACCAGTACGCACTCCCCCAGCGGAACCTCTATGACGGCTATTACGAAGGCGGTGTTCCTGGTCGCGTAAAGAACCTCCAGGTTTTCGACAGCACGGCCGTTCATGGCGTTCAACGGTTTGCCAACCGTATCCAGTCGGGACTGTTTCCGCCTGACAAGCACTGGATGAGCCTCCAGCCTGGAACGGAGATTCCGGAGGAGGCCAGGGACGATGTCCGTGAGGGTCTCCAGAATTACACCGACAAGTTTTTCAGTATTATCAAGCAGACCTCCTTCGATCTGGCGATGGGCGAGTTCTTGCTCGACCTTGCTGTCGGCACCGGCGTGATGCTGATACAGCCAGGGGATGATCTGGAGCCCATCCGCTTCCAGGCCATACCCCAGGCACTGGTCGCAATGGAGGAAGGGCCGCAGGGCACGGTCGAGAATGTATTCCGGAAAATGCGGGTGGCGGCGGAAAACATCACCCAGATATGGACGGATGCGGAACTGCCCGAATCGATCAAGCGGCTGGTCGAGGACAAGCCACAGGAAATGGTCAATCTCCAGGAAAGCACAATTCTTGATGTCCGTGACGGCGGCTATGGTTACTACGTCTGTCACAAATCGGAAAACGATGACGAGATGGTCCTGGTCTACCGTAAGCTCAAACTCTCCCCCTGGGTCATTTCAAGATTCAGCAAGGTCAGCGGCGAGGTCATGGGCAGGGGTCCGGTTGTCAGCGCACTGGGTGACATCCTCACCTTGAACAAGGCCGTCGAGCTTCTCCTCAAGAATGCCAGCTTAAACATTTCCGGTATCTATACAGCGGTCGATGACGGTGTCCTTAATCCGCAATCGATCCGCATTGTCCCTGGTGCCGTGATCCCCGTGGCATCCAACGGCGGAGCCAGGGGTCCGTCTTTGCAACCCCTGCAACGGGCCAGCGATTTGCAACTGACACAGATTGTCTTGCAAGACCTCCGCATGGCAATCAAGCAAACGCTCCTGGATGACAGTCTGCCGCCCGATAATATGTCGGCCAGATCGGCTACAGAAATCGTGGAGCGAATGAAACTGCTATCCGTAAATATGGGAAGCAGTTTCGGGAGACAGATCAGAGAATGCATGATCCC